AATTATTTGACTTTTATTGCTGGTGTTATTGTATCTTGCAAAGTTAATACTTATTTTTGATTTTTCTTTAGACGGTGTGTATAAGTGCTTTTGGTTAGCCATGATAGCTAATCCAGAACTTATAGCCGCATCAAACTTAGTTCTATTTGTAATATCAAACTTAGCCCAATCCTCTAACGTTCTACCAAAATACATATCTCCCATATCTCCTGGGTCTCTATAGTTTCCATCAAAATCTATACCTACATATTTTTCTATATACGACTCAATAGCAGATGCATGCGATTGTTTTACATCTTCCGAAGAGTTAGGTATACCACCTAGTTCTCTTTCTGTTTTAGAAAGTTTAGTATATGTCTTGTCTGGTCTATTCATAGAGAATCCTCTATACCCTCTATTCTTTAGATGGTATAACAATCTAGGTTTATTATTCTCACAGAGGATTGGCATTCCATAAAACACTAAAGCCATTAAGACTTCTTCAAAAAATATTTCTGCTGTCTGTGGTCTAGCTATATATTCTAAAAAGAAATGATTAGATGGTGCCTCTTGCATATTAAATTTAGTTAAACCATGCAGTGCTCCGTTAGATCCTTTACCTAATACCACACCCGATATATCGTAGGAGTCACAACCAAATGAACCTATAGATTCATTCCCTGGTTTCTTCATTCCTTTTTCTATTATAACATTATTCTGTAGGTGAGGAGGCGGTGTCCAACTTACCTTAAACCTTCCATACTTCTGTGGTGTCCATATAACTTTAGAATCTTTTATACCATCCTTCCAATGAAAAGAACCTGTGGTTACGTGCTGGTCCATTATTAAAGAATCGTTATAATCTATCTGTTGATATATCTTCGTAAGATTAAACAAAGAACGTTTACTCTCGTCTCTAAACGCATGCGACTCTGTACGAGGAAACTGCCTGTAAAACTCATTTAATGCATCGGCATCACTTTGTAAAGACTCTACCTCGTTAGCCCAATAGTCTATAGCCCCCATAGTAATATCTTCTCCATCTATTCCAGGTACTGGTTTATCAGGTGTACGTAACACAGGCATACCATATCTATCTATATATCCTTCAAAGTTCCACTCCATAGGAATAAATAAACAATACAACCCACTTTTAGTTTGACCGTTAGAATTTCTTTTAGATGGAAAAGAATCTTCGTATAAGCTTTTAAAGTTTCTACCTCCCTTATCTAAAGCATTAGATGTAGAACCCATCATACACTTACCAATAATCTTACTACCTAGTCGTAAACATGTTTTAGTTACACGCCAGTTGTTTCCAATAATCTTACTACCTAGTCGTAAACATGTTTTAGTTACACGCCAGTTGTTTAATATATTATCAGGCTTCTCCCATTTACCACTCTCATCGTGTAGAAGTAACTGAAGCTTCTCACCATCGTAACTATTGTCTCCTGTATTCTTCCAGTCAATAGTAGTATCTAATCCTTCTAGCTCTTCATCCGCTATGGTAGACATATTCTTTTTTGTAATCTTAGATGCAGGAACCCTATATGCTAATTCTGTTTTAGGTTTATCCATACCATCTTGAATAGGTTTAAAAAAGAAAGGATAGTTATTAGATATAGGCACAACCTTATCGGTAAACATCTTCTTAGCATCCGAACCTGTCTTAGATAGTATACCTATCCTTGCATCTTTTGTAATGGTAGCTTTGTTTACTCCTTCACATGAACTCATAAAAGAAAATCCTGAACGTCTTATTTTTAAATAACACATACCAAAACTTCTTTTATCTGCCTTACATGCTTCCCAAAAAATATAAAATATTCTATTAGCTTCTCTAAAGTCGGGGTGACCTACATCAATCTTTGTCCACTGTAAGTACATATAGTGTGTACCTGTAATGTAGGTAGGTTTACCATTATTTATAAACCAAAAACCTTGCTCTCTTCTATCAAACTCCTCCTCTATATAGTCTACCCATTTACCTTTAAATACATCAGGTGTTTCGTGCCACTGGAATATAGACTTAATACGATGTAGTTCTTTTGAAATTTCTGTAGGCTCCCAATACTGTTCTTCTTTTTTCTTAGACCTTTTATAAATTTCTTTAGGAGGTTTTGGTAAAGCAATCTTTAAACCATTAATTTCAATAACTGTTTCTATCTGTCCTGTCTTAGATATAATAACTACATCGTACTTCTCATTGTATCCATACAACCAGGTTTTAGCTCGGTTCTTTGTACTTAATACCTGTTTAGGAATATAGTTTTCTATAATCCTATATAAACTATTTTGAGTTTCTTTCTGCAAATCCTTTTGGGGTATTCGTTTTCTTTTCTGCTACGTTACCATCTAACATAGCTCTCTCTTCTTCGATTCGTTTAAGTATTTCAAACGCATCAAAGATAGCAAGTTTTTTTGTAGCCGCTGCGTTCTTTAATCTATCGGCAGCTAACTCATCATCTTTATCGTACTTGATAATATCTTCTTTAGCTACTTTAACTAATTGCTTTACAGCTTTCTCTCCTGCTTCTATTATACTAAGTTTTATCTCCCTTATCTTCATCTCCTTCTGGGTAAAGTTTTTTTATTTCTTCTAATGCCTCCTTATGTCCTGGCATATGTTTTATAATCTGTAAGACTCCTAGTATCATATCCCTAGTTTGTTTTTCTTCTAAGATTAAAGTTTGTAGGTTTGTTGTCAAAGCTTCTACTTTTGCTTTGAGGATTCCGATGTTTTTTTGTACTCCCATGATTTAATTTTTAAATTTATAAAACATTACATATATTTGCCTTCCTTCAGGCCACGATTTATTTGGATATTTACTGTGAAAATAATTAGCTGGATAAGATATTAATCTATTTTGTTCGTATCCTGAAACAGAAACTAATCTCCATTTATCTAAGTCTTCAGAATCTACTCTTATCATTTTATTATACGTTTCATCTGTAACGTCTTTAGGTAATTGTTTTCCGTATATTTGATGTTCCCAAAAAGCGGTGCCATGTAATGCTTCTAACTCTCTAGGTGACATGTATAAAACTATAGCTCTATCGGGACGTTGTCCTTGTATATTAAGATCTGAATGTATTCTCCATGTATTATCTAGTTCATCTGTAGACACTCTAAAAAAACTTAATATGTTTTCTAATTCTTTTCCTTCTAAATAAGCAAGCTTTTGTAAAACATAGTTATCAAAACTTTCAATAGATGGTTGTACATAAAAATTTTTTTCTCCTACTGTATGTGTTAAAAACTTTCCTTTATTCAAATAATCTAATGCTATCTTAAATAAATCCTTTTCTATAAAATCATCTACCGTATATATCATAGCACCATTGTTATATTATTAGTAAACATTCTATAAAGTTTTTCCCCCTCTATAGTAAACTCATATTCACTTTCTGGTTGAAAAGAAATCTCATCCCCTACCTTTACACCTAAGTCTAGTAACTCTTGGTTAATATATTTTACTATACCTATTAAAGGTTCTTCACCTCTTTTCATTATTGCAGACTCTCTAGCTTTTATAGGTTTTATAAAACAATACTTACTATGACCTCTCCACTCACCGTCTTGTTTATATAAAAAGAATTGTTCATTATCTACAAGGAATAGGTTTTCTTTTAAGAAACTTTTACCACTCTTCTGTCTACCATACATATCGTAATAAAACTTAAATACATTATGATGTACGATAAGAGTGTCACCGACTTTTATTGGACCTTTATATGATATAGGTAAAGCTACTACTTTTGCTTGTCTGTTAGAAGAGATATGATCTTCTTGAGAAACGCTAGTAATAAGCTCCGCTCCACCTACCTCCTTTACATTGTCATACCTTCTATCTTTCAAAGGTGTAACAATGAAGTTGTGTGGGGACCTCATTAAAAGTTTATATTATATTCTAAAGATATAGGCATAGTGTTCAGAAACTCTTTCCATAAATATACCTCATCTCCCTTTTGAATCCATATCTTATACGATATATCTCCTGCTTGAATAAGATGTATTTTATGAAGACCTCCTAGAACGTCTTGCCCTACAATGTAATGC